CTCTGTTCAAGGTGACTTCGGCTTACGCAAGCCGAAAAACCTTCTATTAGACTTGTGCTACTAAAATAGCACGAGATCAGGGTGACTCATAATTTATGAGATTCACGTTGTGATCTGGTAGGGAAACCACAATTATATTAGTTTAGATATTTAGATCTAAGTTAATATAAATGCGAGCTTATATAGCTTCTAAGTTTTAGACTTAGAGATATAGGCGATTGGCGGTCTTAACCTCGCGCCAGTGTTAAACACTGGACAACGCAGGTTGTTCCTCAATTCTTTTCTATTTCAGGATTTACACAGTAATTAATCTGTATAAACTTATACTTTAAATAATTTAAAATGAAAAATCAAATTAAAATATCTAGAGTATTCCTTGAAACAAGAGAAGTGATTAGAGAACAACTGGTACGTCTAGATAATCGTAAAGATTTATCTAGCTTATTTAATCGTTTTGCTCATAAGATTGTATCTTTGAGTTTGCGATCAAATAGGAAGATTACTGCTCGTATACGTCTCTACCATAAATTTGGACAATATCTTCTTGTGATGAACAAGAGACATGGTTCAGTTTATGTAGTTAAATACTTAAAAGCTTGTAGCTTAGCTGTTTCTAAGGTTATCGCTGGTCAGAAACTCAGTTCTTTAAGAGAACTAGAGCCTGACTTAGCTCTTCCTAGGTTAGCTACCTGTGGACTTCCTGTGATAATTGGTACTAGAGATCGTAGATCTATAGTTCAAGGTTCACATAAAGTCATTCGTCTTTATCTTTCTCTTTTCAATTTATATCGAGTAATCGTTATAGAATCGAAAAGTAAGTTAAACACGATCACAGATAGTTATTCTGGAAATGATCTTTATCTTAAAATGTTCGGTAGCTGATTAAGTAGTAATACTCAGTCAGTTATTGGAAGTTTTAAAAGTAATAGATCTATTTCTAGTAATAATTTCCTATTTAGAGAGACTGCATCTCCTACATGTTCCAAATCTTGATCTGGAGCAGTAATTGATGCGGCCTTGATATACCATAATAAACAGTTGTTCTCTCACTTTAGTGATTATTGTAAAGCTACGAAATCTACGATTCTAACAGAAATTGTTAAAATAGGAGAAGTCGTAACTCTTCAGGATATCGAGAAGTACTTTTATTTAAATCTTAAAAAGTCTTTTATTAGACTTTTGGAGACGAAAATAGGTTCTTCTGAAATTCCTTTAGGACAATTATCTACTAAGGCTGAACCAGCAGGTAAGCTTAGAGTTTTTGCTATCGTTGATAGTTGAACTCAAAGCCTATTGTCTCCGCTTCATAAGTCCTTATTTGATATCCTTAAAAAGATGCCAAATGATGGAACTTTTGATTAGACTGCTGCTTTTGAAAGAGCATGTACTAAAGCAAAATCTTTTGGATGTTGCTATGGTTATGATCTTTCAGCTGCGACAGATAGATTACCAATAATTCTTCAAGTCAAAATACTTGGAGCCTTATATGGTGAATCTATGGCAATAGCGTGAAAGGATATCTTAGTTGATCGAGATTATGTTTTACATAATGAAGATAAAACTATGGTACCTTATCGTTATTCTGTAGGTCAACCTATGGGTGCATTATCTTCTTGAGCAATGCTTGCAATAACTCATCATATGATTATGCAATATTGTTCTAGAATGATAAATCCTTCAATGAATAAATGAGAAACTCGTTACGAAGTCTTAGGAGATGATATTGTTATCTTCTCTGCAGATTTAGCAATGAAGTATCTCGAAGTTATGAAATTGATAGGAGTACCCATAAATGAGAGTAAGTCTGTGGTGGCTGTACAGAAACCTGTAGTGGAATTTGCGAAACGAACATGATTTAATCATGAAGTTTCTCCAATTCCTTTTAAACAGTTTCTGTCTCAAGACACCTTTAAAGGTCGTATTAATACAACTTTAGGATTGTTTTTAAAAGAAAAATCTTTTTTAGAACGTCCTTTTGCAGTATTTCATACAATTCTTTCAAGGAATCATTGAGATACGCGTCCTCAAAGGGATACTATTGCATTACTTGCTTTAATGAATTCTTATTTTGAAAAAGTTCTCAATATAAGTTATTTCTTAAAGTATGTAAGAACAACAGAACCTATGGTAACAAAAGGAAAAATGCTTTTTGCTAATTTCAACTTTGAACTTAGTAGAAATATTTTATCTTTATTACTTAAGGACCGTAGACTACCGCCTCAGATAAAAGATGGAAACTATCTACTTTTCGAATTTGCAGTTAAAGAGACAATTCGTTGTCGTTTAATTGCAATGTACGAAAAGTATACTGATATGTGAGTTGAAAAACAAATTATTAAACATAATAGAATATTTTTAGCGGCTTTACCTAAAGATAAAGCTTCTAAATTATCTCATTTATGTAGAAATCTTTTGTTTTTAAACAAAATCAATTATCTTACTCAATGAAATTTGAGTGTTCTTGAAGATCCAAAAATATCGATTTCTCGATTATTAGAGGTTCTTGAAGCTAAGATGAATGATTTATCACAATTCAGTTATGTTGATAGATTGAAAGATCCCTCTTCTAAGTTACCTGCTGTAGAAATCGATACTTGTTCTGTTTTAAGATTGGTAACCCAAGGGTTCCGTCTTGAAGCAAAATATAGTAAAGATCCTACGACTTTCGATGTTTCAAGATTTATATCATTTGTCCGTAAAGAGACAAATTATAAAGATCTGACACATTTGAAAGGTTTTGAGATATTAGATGAATACAAGTTGTAATCAGTATTAGTAAACTAATTACTACCTTGTTTGAGGGATACTGCGGAGTAATATAATAAAG